TCTAAGTCTTGCTCAGAAATATCTACTAATGCATACAATTCGTGTGCAGGTAGCTCTTCTAATCCAACTCTATATCCAGTAGTTTCACTTCTAGTGCCACTTTCAGATACCCACTGAGCTGCAAAAGTGCCTTCTCTTTTTGGTATTTGAACGCTTCTAGCACTTGTATTTCTAATTCTTGAAATACTTCTGATAGGTGACATTTCTGTTATTTCTTTCAATAACTCTTTCACATATTCAGGCGGTGCTAAATATCCACCAGTTGAGTCATTACTGACTGTTAATGCTTTTTTCTCTGATGCATCAAGACCTTCCAGTCCTTTTCTGCAATAAGTATCAAAAGCGTTTAAGTATTCATCAACCTGCTTAGATTCAAAACCTGAGTTCGGTCTTGTCACTACTGTTCGTAGTTCATCTAATTGGGACTTGATGTTTTCAGCGTTGGCTTCAGCAGTTGTTAGTTTCTGATTCATGTCCTCGTAAGAATCCATCTTGGCTTCTAACTTAGTCATTTTCTCATCTACATACGCTGTACCTTCGCCTTTTTCTATGCTGTCTAATCTTTCGTCATTTGCTTTCTTAAATTCATTGAAAGTTTGACCTAGATCGTTAATAGCATTTTTTATATCTTCCGACATAATAATCTCCTAAGATTTTAAGGTTAAAGTTAAGTTCTTTATGGCATCTACCAATTCAGCACTCGTATCAACCTCTCGTTGAACAAATACATCTGTGACAGCTTTTGCTGCCATCTTTGCTTCTGAACGAGAGAGATTGAATGCATCACGCATCCCCTTTTCCCATTCTCTTATAGAAATTTCTTGACCCTTCACTGAACGCACAAGTGCTTGTGGATTCATTGGGAAAGTAACAAGACTAACTTCCATTAAGTCTACTTCTTTGATAATACGTTTATTTGCACGTCTGTCATAAGAAACTTTTTCAGGATTTACTCTAAAGCCTATTGAAAGACCATCTAAAGCACCCATTTTTAATAATTCGTAGGCTTCAGCTCCTGCTTGTGTTTTAAGAGCTAGTCTACCTTTTACTACAAGACCATGCTCATCTTCTTTTATTTCATCAAACACGCCTATTGGCATATCAGATTTGTGTTGATATAAAAGTTTTACACTTTGTGGTTTTTTGCCTTTTAATGATTTAGTAAATGCACCAGCTTCTATGACGTCATTGCCTAGGTCTTTATTTCCAAATACAGAACCATATCCTTCAAATGTTCCATAGTTTTTATCTTCTTCATCATCATAATATGCTTTGATGTTTGATTTAATTTCAATAAATGATTTCATATCAGATACATTATCTTTAACATCTTCACCAGTTAAATCAATATATTCTTCATGGGTTTCGCATGGCATATATATTTTATTACCATCTTGATCATGTGAGTGTGAGCCAACACAACCAATTTCTTTAGCACGTGCGTTAGCTTCTATAGGATTGTCAAAGACGTCTTTTCTTATTTCTTGTTTTGTTCCTATTTTTGTAAGGGTTTTCATTCTATGACCAACAATAATGTCTGAGGGTTCACCACCACGATAAACTTTTATTAAAACTGCAGGGTTATCTTCTGAAGCATTTAAAGTTAAATTAGTATCAGGTATTTTTAATGTACCACTACTTACAATTTTTGTTATTTTACCTCTTGCTCTACCACCACTTGAATTCCAACTAACCATATCACCTGTTTTTAGTGAACCTGCTTCAGCTTTGTTGTCAATAGAATCTTCTTTGTTTAAATCGTACTTGCTAGTACAGACAGCTAATCGTTGCTCGGAATTAATATATTCACTCGCCATAGTGTCATCTCCCATACATCTATTTAAAAATTCTTGCCTAGACTCGTTATTATTTGGTTTCGGTATAGGCATATTATCTACATATAGTACATCAGGTGTCAGTCTAGCACAATATCTTGTTCATCAGCATAGATTATTACACACCTGCAATTAATTACGTTTTTTGCACCACCAGAGGAGTCTCCTGCATAATCCATTTCTACACCACCAACTGTAAATTTTTCGTCCATTGCAACAGTTTGACCGTTAGCGATTGAATGTGCTGATCTAGTTCTTGCATCATTAGTTGCTACCCACTTTTTTACCATATTAATTCCTAAATTAGCTTGTGTGGTTTTGAAATAAGAATGATTACTAAAACTTGCAGCATTATGTGTTTCTGTACGTGCGATCATAGCAGCACGACTTCTGCCTATCGGCAAAAATTTATCTGAAACATTTTTTGCTATTTGTGGCAATGTAAGGTTATCAGCTCTACCTTCTTCAATTAAGTTACTTATTCGTGTAGCTATTCTATTACTTATTCCTGCTAATATAAGTTGTCTAGTTGCAAAATATTCATTTACAACAGCTTCAAAATCAATACTTCTACCAAATACAAATGCTTCTTGTTTTTCATCATAGTATTTTTGTTCGTTGTTTTTGTATATTGCTAAAAATATTTTTTTATAATGTGAAAGTATAAGAGGCATAAATTCTTCATTTAACCTTTGTGCAGCAATTTCCGTTTCATAAATACCAAATTCTTTGTATAGATATAAAGATGTATTTAAAAACTTTCTGTATAGAGTCTTTAATCTTCTGTTAAATCTTTTTTCTAAATTATTACGTAAAAGCAGTTGTTTTCTAGCTTCACGTCTTGCACTAATTCTACCTTGTCTAAATGTGTTAAAACTTTTATTTGTTGATTTCACTAGATATTTTGTAAAATTGTAGCTCTGAGAAAGCTTCTAAGAGCATCTTCCGCATAGGTTAATGGTCTTGCATTAACGAGGGAATGGGGTTTCATGGATATTTATTCTTTGGTTTCTGCTTCTGTTTTGTTGTCTCTTTCATTTTTAATTTGATTCCATACTTTTCTTGACCAACCAAAACCTGCATCACCACCCCACAATGCCCATGCGATTCTACCTGCACTTGGATAACCTTCAGTACCTTTTTTGAAACCCTTACCTTGTTTATCTACTTCATGTCTACTAAAGAAACTATACATACGTCTAACAGTATCAGGTGATAATTTTTCTCCGTTTGTTAATTGGTTAGCACGTGCAACACCTACACTTGTACCACCTCTTTTAAACTCACGTCTCCAATTCAGACCACGTTGTGCCTCTGTTGCCATTGCGCTAGTTGGTTTTGTATCTATATCTGCTATAGCTTTAAACAATTCTATCAATTCTAAATCTATTTCTTTTTCATCTTCATCAACATTATCTATTTCTTGATAATCTTCAAGGTCTTCGTCATTTACAGGTTTATCAGGTCGCTCTACAGGTTCATCAGTTAATGGGAAAAGATTTGCTGATATATAAAGATCATCTGCTCCATCTATTGGTGTTAGACCAAGTTGTTTTCTAGCTTCATTCCTAGACATAATTCCTTCTCTTACTGCTAAAGATACATTTTCATAAGTACGTTTTCTTCTTTCAGACAATGCTGGAATTGAATCTATGTCAAATTCAAGTTTTAACCTACTGTCAAACATAGGAACTAACCATTCATTAAGGTCAGATTGTATTTTTCTTAAATGTGGAATGATTGTTTCTTCGTATAGAGCAAGTCTTGCTTCTGCAACATTAGAGTATGTTTGTGAATCAGGGACACCCACTAATTGACTGGGGACACCAAAACATAAAGCTATATCAGTTGCTGCCATATTTTTAAGTTGATGAAAGTCCATGTCTTTTGGACTTAAACCCATTTCTTTCCAATCAAAATCTCCTTCAAGTAACATTGGTCTTCCTGCATTAGAGCTACCTGCAAAACGATTATTCATATCAGTCAATAATTGTTGTCTTTGGGATTCAGAAAGGTTAACTGCAAAACCACTGTCATCTTGTGGTTTAAATATAATAGCACCACTTGGTCTTGCACCATTATTTAATAGATTGACGTTATGTTTACTAGACATATTAAATTGATCTACTTCAACAGCAGCAGCACTCATAGGACTTAAACCATAATAATCATCTAATGGATTCCAAAGTTTAATATGTTTTACTTCACTGAATCCATCAACTTGATCAACTGTATAACTAGTTTTAATTTGACCATTTACTCTATACTCATATACATCAGGAATTGTATTACCACTACCTTTTATATTTATTCTATCAGGTCTAAGTTGGTGTAATTCTTTTGGTGCGCCATTTTCATTTCCTATTTTGAGAATATAAGCATTACCGCTAAGAAGGACATAACCGAAAAGGCTATTAAAAAATTCGGAATAAGATTGTAAAGGGTTAGGTCTGTCCAGTAAGGTAAGTAATTCATGGTTTTCTACTATATCGTCTCCATTTTTTAGTAATATTGGTACAGCACTTGCACCCTTGCTTATTTCATTTACACATCTATAAACAATAGCATTTTTAAGATAACCTTCTTTAGCTAAATCATCATACTTATATTGTTTGTGTTCATTCGTATCAACACCAAAATAACCCATCATGTTTGATTGTTTTCTTTCAGGTTTTCCAGTGAAAATGTTTTTTATGTTATCTAAAATTGCCATTTAAGTAATTCTCCAATTAACTTGTCCTTTAGACTTACTTAGTTCAGTTAATCCCCAAACTAGAGCATCAAGTCTATCAGGACTTGGTTTTAGCTGTCCTACATATGAACACATTTGTTGTTCTAGTTCTCCAAATATACCCACATGATGCACTCGCTTCTGCTCATATAGTGCTGCAATTGGCTCTGCTCTTAACATTTTACCTCTTGTAGCTCTAACTGACCTGTAAGAAATATTAGAATCTTTATCCCTAATTACTTTCTCTACTAAATCGCCACCATTGTTCACTTCAGCTATTATTCTGTCTGCTTCCCATTCATAGTAAGCATTAAGGACTATTCTACCCCAACTGTCAGCAGTATGTCTTCCTGATAAGTCCTGTAATATATAATACTCGTTATTATGGTCTTTGCCTACTACGATTATTCCAGTCTCATCACTGTTTTCGCCACTTGTAACAGCTGGGTCTACTGCTACTATTATTTGTTGATAGTCTTTTTTAGATTCAATACTTATTCTACAACTTTCTATCATATCCATTGACCACAACGCACCTTCTACGTCATCTAATATTTCTGCATATAATTCTTGTCTACCTAATGCAGTTCCCTCATATCTTTCTCTCATCATTGCAAGTGCGCTATCAGCCAAGTTTGCTTGATTTTCAAAAGTATTACCTTTTGTTAAATGCACGTCTTTTCTAATAACTAACTCTTTTAATATTTTTATAGGTTTAGGTGTTGTAGTAATTAAACATTGTGGGTTATCACCCAGTCTTAAACCAAACATAAGCTGGTCAAACGCTTCAGGATACTGCCATGATGCTAATTCATCACACCATGCTCTGTGGAACTGGGGACCCCTTAAACGTTCAGGACTATGTGCTGCAAAACCAATAATTTTTGAGCCATTAGTTAAACGTATTTCCATATTTGCACTAGCAAAACCATTAGTACCAAAATTAGAGTCCATACATTCTTTAGGTATTATTGATAATAGTCCTGATGGTCCACCAAAACATACACGCCTTAAATCACCAAATGTAGGTGCAACAACTGCACTTATTGTATTAGGGTTTCTACAAGCATATATTGAAATATCTTGTGCACCAGTTTTAGTTTTACCCCAACCACGACCTGCTAATATTAACCATATAAAAAAATCCTGATCAGGCGCTATCTGTTTTGCTCTAGCAGTTTTTAACCAATCAGTGTATAGCTGAATTGTCT